TCACTACCAAATACGCTTCCAGATTCTAAAGTTAATGTTTTTATTTGACTTGTTCCTGCAGAAAAACCAATTTCTTCTGCCTCTGTAATTATGTAAGGGTCTGCTGCTGTTCCTACTCCACTTCTTGTTCCTATTATAAGATATTTCATAAAGTCAGGGTCAGTAAGTTCCTATTCAATACTACCTGCAATATCTAAGTTACCATTAACATTTTTATTAGCGTTTCTTCCTTCACCTATCCCTTGAATACGAATCATATTGTTAGTCATATTTCCTGTGAAGTTTGTTACCTTATCAATATAAGCTGTTCCTCCAGGAGTTCCTGCAGTTCCGAATGCTGTATCTTCTGCGAATACTACATAAGTTTTTTTACCATTAAATACTATATTTGATGTCATCTTAATCCTCCATTTCCTTCCATATTTCTTCAGCTAATTCATCTGCACTTGTATCTTTTGATGTTAAATTATTTTCTGAAGCGAATTCTCTTAATTGTTTTATTGTCATACTTTGAAGTTGCCTTTCTGTTACTCCTTTCTTTATTTTTTCTTCTCTTGTTGAATTTTTTGCTGTTCTTCCCCAATTAGGTGATACCATTTTTTCCTCCATTAATCTTCATACACAAATCTTACATCTGCGTCTTGATTTCTTTGCATTATTTTACTCTTACCAAAAGGACTCACTATTAAAGGTCCAGTCGCAGTAAGATTCATATAAGGAAAATAATAGAACTCTTTTTTATTTCCTTTAATCGCTATTCTAATACTATCAGTTAATTCTTCAACTTCATCTGTACTATCTGCATACGCAATAATAGTCAAAGGGTAAGTAGTCCATTGACTTCCTCCTCCTATTTCTAAATCTGTAGTTTGTCCACTAATAATATCAAATCCTATTCTTGGAAAATCACTTAAGGTAAGTCCAGGTCTTGGAAAGTCAGGAAATATTTTATCAGTTCCGTAATCTAAACTTGCAGTTGCTCCTCCTGTCTTTGCACTCGTGAAGTCTAACCTACACTTTGTAGTTCCTGAATCATCAAAAGTTAAATTAATAGTATAATCATTACCAAAAGTTTGTGCTGTTCCTCCAACACTTAAACTTCTAATATTTTTAACATTGCTCCGATTAATAAGCATAGAAGTTGCACCACTTAATGTAGCTGTAGCACTTGTGGTTGTAACACTCCTTTGAGTAGTAGAAAGAATATCTTGATTTCTAAGAAAATTTACAAGTTCCTTTTTTATATTTAGTATACTTACACTGGTAGTCATTTCAACCTCTTGGTCTTTTCAGCACTTCGGCCTAACTAACTGTAATGCTTAATCCATTAAGCTCTTCTTTAATAATATCATTCACGTCATTCTGAAACGTGGTTCTAATAAAAGGGAATGGTCGTGTACCAAACTTTGCAATATGCTTAGCCAGTATCCACGCACCCTGCTTAATCTCTTTCTCAGTGGATAAATTCCACTTTCTTGATACCCAACCTTTAAGTTCTTCTACAGGTGGAAAGTGTGGTGGTGTTCCAAACTCTAAATACTTCCCCTGCTCAGCCATTGTAATCGAAACAGTGTTGTCGTCGGCACTTCCAATAATACTTGAAACAAGTCCACCAGTATCTCTTCCATGCTGTGTGGTAAGTTTATCTTGTAATTTATTTTGAATTCTGAATGCTATTCTTTTTAATCTCTTATTAAAATCATCCTGGTCAATATTAATTTTCATCATTCATATATAACGAACAAGCAGTATAGACTGCTGTAGTTCCAGTACTTGTGCTATCAAAGACTCCCATAACATTATACGCTTCTATAACTCTGAAAGTTTCTGTATCAACTAATATCTTATCGTTATACCCTACGCTGTCAGCAAACTTAGATAACATTAAAGCGTTTCCGTTTCTTATTAGTCCTGCTTTATTATAATCTTCTTTCTGATTAGTCTTAACAAAATAACATTTAATCATACTTGTTGTTCCATCACTTAAAGTTTCTTGACCACTATAATTGTTAGTAGTCTTAGTTACTTTGATATGTTGAACTTGACGTCCTGCATAATTATCAAGTATTTGGTTAAAGTCTGATACGCTTAAAACGTTTTGAATAACCATTTAAGACCTCTTTACTTTATTAGATTCTTTTTTAACTCGTTCCCAAAACGCTCTGTACTCATTAAACCATTGGATAGAAGACTGCCTATTAATTAATGAAAGCATCTCTTTCTCTTTTTTATATCCTTGTCCTGGTGGCATTTTTAATCCCAATTAAAATTGAATTTATTACTTAATTTTTTAACTAACTCAGTTATTTCCATAACTTGAGGCGTCAAAATTAAATTTTTGTTTTATTAAGTTTATATATGCTGGTTTTAAATTGTCAATTAAATGTTTCTCCCTTTTGCTATTTCTTGGAAGTTTATTGTTTCTATAATCTGATAATTCTTGATTTATCCTTTCTAATGAATTTAAATATTTTTTTCCTTCTGAACTATTAGCCACATCTGATAACGTTCCTTTCTTTTTAGAACCACCAGAGCTATGACTACTTCCACCTCTCTGCTTTCGCTTCTTCTTATCTCTTGCTCCTGCAGTTCTACTCTTCATAACTATTGCAGTTCTATCCTGTCCGACTATATCAAATAAATCCATTTTATCCAAATAAAGTATAAGGTCTATAACTTGGTGCCCTTCTCATATTAGCACCTAAAGCAGTACTCTTATCTCCATAAATTATTCCTTTCGCTTCTGCCTGCAATCTATCTAAAGCACTCTGAATATTAACGTAAGGTTCACCCTTACTCGCACTAAATCCTGCAGGAAGACTTACAGTTGTAAAATCATCATATGTCCCTGCGATTTGTGCTGTTAATGTTCTTAATGCACTTAATAATATACATAACCTCTTAATGATTTTAGGCAATGGATAAACTCCATACACATATTTCATATTAACAAGTTGAGGGTCTTTGTTCTCAAATCTTGTTTTAGGTGATGTATTTTTTAATAATATTTTTGCTTCATCTTTATATAAATAATAACTTGCTGCAGTTACTCCAGTACCATCAATTGTTAATTCATTTAAACTAATTAAAGGCTGTAAGTCTGTATACTGAGTATCTTCTCCAGTACCATCTATAGTTTTATCTTGATAACCAAGTTTAGTAATTCTAAATAAGCTTGTAGAATCTGGAGCTGTTTCTAAAGCAGGACTAACAACAACTGCTGTTGCACCATTAGAACTTATCTCTCTATACTGACCACTTCCTGTTCCTGAATAAATCCATAAAATTCTTTCAGCAAAAGTATTAACAGTCCAACTCACTCCTGTTGTTGTAAGACTAACTGTACTTCCTCCTGTAGCTGTTCCAGACGCTTCTACATTTCCAAAGTTAGTGAAATAAATATCTTCTATCTCTTCCTCACTCTGTAATATAAATTCATCTATAACACTATCACTAATAGGTGCTCCTGTTGAAGGAAAATCTATAGCGTTCCTTACGTCCGTTGCTGTGCAGTATGCTGTCATTGTTTAATCTTCTACAAGTATTGTAATAACTGCTTTCTTAGTAGAACCCATTGCTCCACCAACTATTTGAAGTTGTCCTGCTACACCATATAATTGTGAAGTAACTCCATCACCTGTTAATGGGTGTGCTATAAGACTTGCTGTTGCTCCAAGAGCTGCATTAGTATAAACAGTACTTCCTAAATCTGTAGATATAGTTAAGTCCCAAGAACCTGTAGGTACTGATGTTCCATCTGGATTAATTGAAATAGATTTAACTAAACCATTTGCAGTTAAAGAAGCCGTTACTGCTCCATCTGTATTACTTGTAATTTCAATGGTTCTTGTTGAAAAACTCATTTACTTAACCTCTTAAATATTTTTGATTTACCAGTTGTTTTTGGTTTGACTGGTTCCGCTTTTACTTCTACTACTTCATCTTGAACATATCCTTTAGCAATTAATTCTTCTTTAGTGTACTTATGAAAATATCCTTTCCCTTCTATATCTAATCTTGATTCTCCAACAGGAAAAGCTTTTACTTCTACCTTATTAGGAATTGATTGTGTTGTTAATGCCATTTTAGTTTTCCTCCATTTAAAATTAAATAATAAAAAAAAATAAAAAATTAATCTGCCAGTATTAAAATATCTCTGGTAAGTCCATCTGTAGATGCTGGTAGTACTAAGTAACTTGTCTTTCCTGATGATGTTCTGTTCGGAATTGACACTGTAGCACTTGCTCCTCCTTCATCTGTAGCTGAAACTGCAAAGACCATATTCCTTAAGTTCGGTACAAGTGTTGGAGCAACATAAATTATGTCGCCTGAATTACCTGCAGGAACTTTAAGAACAATAGCTCTTAATCCTGTTTGAACGTCATTTTGTCCAATAGATACGCTTGTTGTTGCTGTTAAATCTGATGTCATTTATTTTACCTCCATCATTCTGCAAGGATTAAAATATCTCTTGTAGCTAATTGTTTTCCTGTTCCGATATGTATCACACTGGTTTTTCCAGATGATGTTCTGTTAGGTACTATTACTGTTGCACTTGCTCCTCCTTCATCTACTGCCTCTAATGCGAATGCAATATTCCTAAGTCCTGGTATTAAAGTTGGTGCTACATAAATCACGTCTCCTGCATTTGCTGTTGGTACCTTAAGGGTTATTGCCCTAAGACCTGACTGCACATCATTCTGACCGATAGATACGCTTGTTGTACTTGTTAAATCTGATGTCATTTTATTATTCCTCCATTAAATTTTTTTATTCTGAATAAACAATCATTCCAGAAACTGCTCCTGTTGTTGCATCGTTTAAATGAATATATTTTCCTTCTACTACACATTGTTCATCTGTTCCATCTGCATCCAATGTTACTTGGCACCATACAATTTCTTTTGCTGATGGTACATATAAAACATCATACTGTGCTGTCTTGACTGCACTATTAATGAGTGCAATTTTATAACCGGCATTTGTTGTACTTCCGTTTGGGGCAAGTTGAATCTGTCCTGCACTTATTACTGCTGTCATTTTCTTTAGCCTCCTATTCTGAATATACTACTATTCCACTCAATGCTCCTGTGGTTGAATCATTTAATGTTATAAACTTTCCACTTATTACGCATTGCTCGTCGGTTCCGTCAGTATCAAAAGTTAAGTTACACCACACAATTTCTTTTGCAGACGCTATTGTTAAAGCATCTCCATCTGTATCTTTAGTTACACTATTAATAATTGCTATCTTATAACCTGCATTAGTAGTGCTTCCATTAGGTGCGAGTTGGATTTGATTAGCTGCTATTGTTGCTGTCATTTCGTTTTCCTCCTTTAATCAAATAAGGGAGGGGAAATTAATCCCCCATAACCTTATGCTGATATTTCTGTTATTGAACTACAAAATTTAGTGTTCTTTATGATAAAGGTTTCATATATCTTTAACATATATTTTTCACTGTCATTTGTTTTTGCAAGGTCTTGGAATGTTAAGTCTTGTAACACTCTCATTTCTACAACACTTAAGTCTAAGAAATATATTGCCTTTGCTCCACTTACGTTACTTAAGAACATAGATGGAATTACTGGTACATCTCCCACCATAGTATGTAATACTATTGTGCTGAATCCCCAGAACACTTGCTGTGTTGGTTGCATATAACCAATCTTTGCTGTTAAAAGTCCAAGTAAGTCTGTGAAAACTCCACTTGAGCATACTGCAAAGTTAGGTCTTCCACCATCATCAAAAGCGTTTTTGATAGCTGTATCAATATCTCCAAGAGCTAAAGCACTTGTGTTTTTATCAACAGTGTTAGTTGTACTCATAAGTTGAACGATACCATCAAACTCTGTACCATTTACTCCACCACCAACTGCTGATGTTGTTGCATTACCATTAACAATAAGTCCTTCTTCAAGCTCTCTGATTTCTCTTGTTTTAACAAGAACATTCATTTGCTTAGAATTAATTGCGTTTTGGTCATTGAAACTTCCTACTGCTCCACCTGTTGGGTCAATTCCTGCCATAACATATGAAGGCATTGCTGCAATAGCTGGTCCAGTTACTCTTCCAACTGCATATAAAAATTTAATTTGACTTGTTGCTCTGTCATAGGTTGTGTTTGTTTCACTTAATGATGCATCTTCTCCTGCTGTGAATCCTCCACCTTTACCTGTGATTTTGTTATAGTCTGCAGTCATACCTTGATTTGTAACTCTTGGAATTATTTCTACAAGAGGTGTGTTCTTTCTTGTTTCATCAATAACTCTTGGGTCTACATAAATTGGTACCATTGCATATCCTGCTGTACCTACTCCACCTGATTCTGTGGTAAGTGATTTAAGTCCTTTCTTTGCAAGTCCGTCTATTGCAGGTCTCATATCTATTGAATATGAAGGGTCTTTACCTACTGCAATACTCTTTAAATCTAATTTTTGATAACAAGTTCCTGATGGAATTGTACCAAATGAGTGTGCGTAAGCATCTGAACTTGGGAAATCTTGTCCTACTGATTTTGTTTCTGCCATTTGTTTTTTCCTCCTAAATTATATGCTTTGAAGAATACTTTTTGTTTCTTCTTCTGCTTTTTCTACTACAGGTACTTCCTTAATCTCTGATTTGAATACAGGCTGTTCCTTTAAATCTTTTAATTCTTTCTTTTGAACTTCAATATCTGCTCTTATTGCTTTTAGTTCTTTAAGAATTTCATTTTCTATTGCTTTCTCTTCTACTTTAACTTCTGCTTCTGTTTCAGGAGCAACTTCTTCTTTAGCTTCTTCCTTTACTTCTGCTTCTACTGGTGCTTGTTCTTTCTTTTCTACAACTTCTGCTTCTGCAGGAGCTTCATCTTTTGTTTCTACCATTTTAATATCCTCCTTAGTTTCACAATATGGACATTCGCCTTTCTTCACTACATCCATATCATCTATTGATTTCATAACAACTGCTTTCATTCCAAAGTCAGTCATAGTAGCACTTTGATTAACTGGCACTCCAGTAATAGCTACATTCAATAAGTTTAATTCTTCAAGTAACCTAAATTGTTTTTCACCTACTTGCTTCATCACTGTTGTTATAGGTTTAAAAGCTATGCTAAATGCGTTTGCAAATCCTTTCTTTACACTTTCCCATAAGCTTTTAAATTTAGGACTTGCTGGGTTTAATTCGATTTTAGCCCATAGCCCTCTATCTTTTAGTTCTCCTTTGATTATCTTTCCTACAGGAAGTATCGTGGGATTATCTCTAAAAGCTTCGTGTTCATAGTCTAATGTGATATCTCTATCCTGAATTTGCTTTAGCATAGATTTTAAACAATTAGAAGTTACGATGTCATCATCAATGTCTGGGTCGCTTGTGCTGATAAATCCTTCAACAAAATATCTCTTACCTGATTTAGTTTCAATCGTAGAATAATTAATATCTTTGTTGTAGAAAGTATAAGGTTTTAGATTTTTAGATTCCATACATCTATTCCAAGCAATGAAGTATTTAAAACCACTCCTATATAATGGAAGAAACCTTTAAAATTAGAAATAATAAACCACCCATTGCAGAAACAATAAAAGCTATTGCACTTGTGAATATTCCTGATTTAGTATTAAGTTTAGTGATTTGTTTATCACCATCATTCAATCTATGATTAATACAATTAATATTATCATTAACTTTATCCATCTTAATATGTAAAGCACCCATTAATTCCTTAACAGAATAATTAACGTTCCCATTCTGGGATTTAAAGTCTTCTATTTCTTTCATTTTATTATTCTACACTTCTGTAAATCTTATTATAGTCCTGCAATTAGGATGGAATGGAGGTGCTTGGGATTTAATAGTTTGAGTCTTCTTACCTGATTTAGCTTTAACTATAAACTCTTGACTTAAAGGAATAGCTTGTTCTGGTGTACCATACTTAGCGTTCTCAGCCCAACATATAGGGCTTGTTCTGTTATCTTTTACTATACTAACATATTTTTTAACATCCATTCCACTTTGTTTTGCACTATCTAACTGACCTTGATTATTAGCTCTTAAAGTTTCAGTCCTTAAAACCATCTTCATCCTATTGGAATATTTTGGGTCTTTGAACACATCCTTCACTCTTTGTTTAAGTCCTTTAACATCCTCTCCATTAAGAAGTCCTCTGGTAAGTTCTTGTCTTAAATCAGTTCCAACTTGGTCTGTATGTGCTGTTAAATTATCATAAACGTAACTGTTAAGTACACCCACATTCTTATCATTACGCACAAAATTCATTTCAAACTTAACTTCTGCATCGTGCATACCTTTATCATACTCCTTAGAAATAAGCTGACTAACTCCTGTACGAAAACCCTCAAAGTTAATAATTTTAGAAACTTGATTTATTATCCAATTGATAATATTCTTTTGTTCTGGAGTCATTCAACCCTCCATTTGGTCTACTACTTCTTCTGGAATTTTATCCAGTTGTTCTACAATATTTTCTCCTATCTTATCAATAAAAGAATCCATTTCCTTAAGTAAATCATTCCTTGAATCAACTACTTCAGTAGGTTCTTCAACCACTGCGGCCTTCTGTATATTCTTATCTTTATCGTCCTTGTCAGGAGTATCTTTAGAATCCTGTCCATCATTACTAAAAGGGTTATTATCATCTTCATCACCCATAGCTTCTTGTTCTTTGAGGAGGTTCTCTTCTTTCTGTTGTTTAAGTTCTTCTACATTAATACCGAGTTCTTTCGCAGCCATCTCAGGAGTTTTAACACCCATACGGATTTCTTGCTCTAAAATATCGTGAATTTGTTTATCTTCATTAAATTGGTAATCTTCAAATACTATTTCAAGAGGTACTTCACTTGCATCCATAAGTTCATCACTACCTTCTGCTGTGAAAAACTCTGGAATAATACTCATATCAAGATTATATTTAATCATATCAAGTAAAGGCTGTATAGCTTTTCTTCTACTCGTTGCAGTTTGTGATTCACTCACTGCCTTATTACTTTTCTCTGTAAAACCCATCTCTTCCGCAGTTACTCCAAAGCACATCCACATAAGTTTAGTGAACCATTCTTGCTGTCCTAAAATATCCATTTGGTTAGGGTTAAGTTGGAATGGTTTAAAATCTACTTCTGTATTAACTACTGGAAATTTAAAGAATGTTTTTCTATTATTTCCTACATTATCTTTAAACTTAAAATTGTTATTAAAGTTACTTCTGAATTGTTTTATTTGTTTTTCATTCGCTCCAAGTAATTGAATGATGCCTTCAGGCATATTGTTATTAGTGTAAAAGTCTAAATTGAACTGGCTACCATAAACTAAAGTTTCTATAATATCAAATAATCTTTCAATAGGACTCACTCCATAGATAGTATCATACCTTGGATTCATCATCATAAATACTATTTCTCGTTTACCAAAAGGTACTGGAAGACTTCCTGCAGTCCATCCATACTGGTAATACGCTGCTATCTCTTTATACGTTAATCCATACTGGTTAAGAATATTAGAATCAGTAAAGGAAGTTGCGGTGTTACTCATTTTCTTAGCTTCCATCCTTGACTCGCTTAAGTTATCAGGGAGTGGAGGTACAAAGTTACTTCTTGCACCCATATAACCATAAATCGTAGGGTTTTTAAGGAATGTTGCTCCGTCTCTCACGAACATTTGCTTAAAGTTTTTATTAGCGTCAAAGACTTTAACAAACACTCCTGTATCTACTTCTTCAATGCTTGTAATTAATTGCTTTAATAAATACTTAAAGCTTTCATCATTCCCATTAGGATTATTAAAGAACTTAGTTACTTCTTTTATTTTATCTTTGTAATCTTCTACTTCTCCTTTCTCTTCAACATCTTCTCCTTCAACATCTTTCTCTTTTTTCTTATCATTCATACTCTCTTGGAACTCTTCTTTAATTTGAATCTTCCAAGGAATACTACTCGCTTCATCTGCAATAGTTTTAATAACTGAGAAAATGTAAGGATTCCTTGCTAACTTTTTAACCTCTAACAAATTAGTTTTTCTTGGATAACCAAAAGGAGGCTTGTAAAGAAATTCTGGAATGTAAGCTTTAAAAATTCCATCTTTAATAGGGTCAGTGATACCACTAAGGTAAAGTGCTCCATCTTGTATTGCAGAATTAGAGTCTGCTTTCTGCTCTTCTGATGTTAGTGCTTTAGCCTCGACGGCTTTGAAAAAAGACATTATGAATTAAGTGAATTTAATTGCCCCTGTTTTACAATGGCCTTTGTAGTGAACAAGGGCGGATAGGGTAGGATATGAACTGCCTTTCACTTCCTAACCTTACTTGATAGTTTTAAGTATTTAAAACCATTGCTATTTAAGTGCCTTCTTGATATCAAGAACGTCTTTTTTAATAACATCCACTCTCTCCTTAGTGAAATCAAGTTCTTTCTGTAAACCTTTTTTCTGACTAACTCTCTCGATAAATTGTGATAAAGGTCCAAGCTTACTCGCAAGGAATTTAGCATTAATCTTTTTTGCAGTCTTTCCTATAAGTTCTGCAATACCCTTCATCATATCTTCATCAATTAATTTCTCATTCACATCTCCTAATACTTTAATTTTTTCTTCTACTTCCTTAAGTTTTACTAACCCATCATTATAACTACTCTCAATAAAATCACTTAATAATTCTATATTCTCTTTATCTATTGTTTGTGTAGTGAATTGTACTTGACTACCTATCTCTTTATTTCCTTTCTCTGTAGGTAATAACAAATCCTCTTTAGTAGTTATACATATCTTTAGTCTTCCGTCTTTTTGTTTCTCAAATGTTTTTTCTTCAGTTCTCATTCTTTATCCCCCATCTCTTTGTTCTTAATCTTAAACTTCACTCTATTACTGCTTGTGTTATCTTCATCAACACCACTTCCATCCTTAATAGCTAAATCAAACTCTACCTCATTAATGTTCATATCACTTATTTGCTTCCCTATTTTCTCTACGTAATTTTTTATATTCATTTTCTATTCCCTCCCATTTTTAGCTCTTCCTCAATCTTCCTGCTTTCTTATACACCTTAATAGCCTTATCACGATTCAAACTTTTCTCTACAACGTAATAATCAATATCAAAAATACTTTTGCTGAAATAAAACAAGTGCTGTATCTTCTTCTTCTTATTATCCATATACTGTGTAGTCATTTCATTCATAACATTATACATCAAAATATCAAAAAAAGACCTATACGCAGTATCATTAAGGCAAACTGTCTGCATCATATCCTTCATACTCCTAAGTAAGTCTGTGCATCTATCATTCTTCTTTCTTTTAAGCCAACTCTTATTATCAGCCAACGTTTTAGTATAAGTTTTATCCTTATACTGAGCACCCCTATAATGAACATTCCAATCCCCTATAGCTTTCTCAAAAGCTGTTTCAAAAGCTAAAAAGTTTCTATTGTATGGCTCTTTCTCAACCTTTCGCACCAAGTACTTACTGAATATCCTATCAATTAACATAACCATAGGAACAATAACTTTATACTTAAGACCCCAATGAATCTTATGAAACTTCTTAGTGTGATGTTTAAAGCTTTTACCTTGGTCGTATATATTCCAGGGCATAGAGTTAGTGTCCTTCCTTAATCGTTTCCCATAAGGGTCTTTGTCTAAGGGGTCTTTAATAAAGAAATTCTTAACTACTCTTTTAAGGAAACTTTCTTCAGTCATCTTAGTATTCTCCCTGTTGGTCTTCAGCTATCTTTATTATTTCTTTTAACTTATCATATTTATTTAACTGGATTATTTCACAACCTTCACTTATTGTTATGCTCCCATCTCTAAATCCAGTAAACTTAATTCCATTCTCTTCTAACTCCATTGGGAAACTTGGTTGTTTGGTAAAATAAAATGTATCATTCTCAAACTCAATCTCTACCATTTCCTTATCAGTAAAGTAATTTTTACCATCAGTTTCTACATATCCATTATTTCCAAACATCTGTTTTAGTTCTCCTTTATTCATTTGATTCCCCTCCACTTCTCCACCTTAAAAGCCTTCTTTTCAAGACCAGTCATATCATCCCACAACAATAAATCACCCATCATTCTAATCCTAAAACTTTTACTACACCTTTGACATTGCAAAACAATAACAGATTCTCCAGCCCTTTTAATCCTGTACTTACCAATAGTCTTAGGCACCCTCACTCCATGCCCTCCTTTAAATTCATCACAATAAGGACATTGTAAAAACTCCCAAGTCATTTTTTCGACCTCTTATATCTCCAAGGAGATTCTCTTTCAATACCATCCTCCCTAAAAACACGACATTCTTTGCACCATAATCTCTCTTCAAGTCTTGTTATATATAAAGGTTTTTTACAACTCTTACATAACAAATCGCTTTGTACCATCTTTCTCCTCCTATTACTATTTCCTGTTATTACCATTTCAACCAAAATCCATAACTATATCATTATCCTCTCTCCAAATAAAATAAACTAAAGCATCCGCAAAGTCAGGACTTTTATCAGGGTCTAAAATTCTAATCCTTCGACTACTTGTCAATTCCCAACGCATAGCCATAAGTTCTTTAATTAAGAAATCATTCTTAGGTATAGCCATATTCTCCCCATCAAATAAGTCTTTAAGCCTAAAATATTGTGCAGCCTTCTTATTAAGAAATCTTTTCTTATTACTTGTGCTTTCCTTATCATCAAGCCTTTCATTCTTACTTGGCCATCGTTTCTCACTACTTCCTACTCCTTCTCCATAATGACAAGCATTAACTTTAACATCAATCCCTTCTAAAACCTCTTTAAGTCTGCTTACAACTCCTGCACCTATACCTATTGTATCAATATTTATTATTTTAGCATCAGTTTCTCTCTGTAAATCTACAATCTTCCCTGCAACCTTCATATTCTCACTCTTATCCTCTGTATAAATATTTTCAACTACATATATCCCATCCTTTTCAAAGCCAGTCATTATAACAGTCTTATCCACTCCCTTATCACTAACATCGCAACTGATTATGTTATTTCGTTTGGAAACCTCTTTAAACTCATTTAAATCTATCTTACTGGCAGTTTCTACCTTTTTATAATTAAATATGCTGTCTTCTGCTTCCTCTGGAAATTCTGCTTTGTATAACACGTCAAATTCAAGATTAGTAAGAAGCTCTCTTTGTTCTTCAAGGTATACTGGGTCAAGTCTTCCCTCTTCTATCGCTTCTTCCCAACCAATATGAATTTTTTTAAAGTTTGGATTCAGCCAATGCTCGTACATTTGGTTGTTACGATGCCAAGGGTTTCCAATCTCTACCAAAATAGAATCAGGGTTATCCCCAAGCATACGACTTATTTTCTGCCTATACACTTCATAATCAATCAAGCAACTTTCATCCAATACAATCATATCTCCACCAAATCCCATAAGCCTCTCTGCTGTACCTTCTGCACTTAATATTTGAATCTGACTATTATTCTTGAAAGTTATCCTGCTCTTACTTACTTCGCTCTTTAATCGGTCAAGCCCTGTTAAAGCCATATCAACTAAATCCCTAAATAAATCGCTTTCAAGAATAAACTCACTTATGTAATTACGAATAATCTTACTCTGTGATATAGTAGGAGCTATTAATAATATTCTTTTATTATAATTAAATAGAAGATATAACAACACTCCAATACTAACGCAGTAACTCTTTCCATATCTTGTAAGACAAGAAATCACAATCCTATTGTTTTCGTGGAAAGCTATCGCTTCAACTAACTCCTCTTGCTTAGGTGTTAAATTCACATTAAAAAAATACTTCGCTAAAAATTTAACATCTCTCTTTTTTAGTACATTATTTATCTCAGTCATTAAGTTCCTGGAATAGGAATATGTATCAATGGATTTATATCATTGTTCGGTATAGATACAATCTTACTGCCCCACTTATCTTTTAACATCTTCAACTGGGTTATCTCTCTATCCCTACTTCTATATGTAGTACATCCACCTTTATTTCTATCCCTATATTGTTTTACTATATAATGAAATTTATTTACTCTCATTAGTTTCCTATATCTTTGTATCACTTGCAAACTCATATCATAATCTTCTTTCAAAGATAAATCTGTATCATACCTGCAAGGATTATTTAAGTGAACATTAAAAGGACCAAGTATCGGTACTAAGAAATTAAAAGGTCTGAACTCATTATAAGCAATTCTATCCTTTAATAAATTCACTCCCCACAAACAAGTCCCTACACTTTTTGCTATCTCACTATACTTTAAAAGAAACTCATATACTTCCTCTTCAGTTAATATAACTCTCTGGTCGTTTTCGTACATACCCATAGCACTTACATCATCATCTATCATACATAAAATATCTGCCTTCACGTTATCAAGAATCCAATTTCTTTTCTTTCCTATATTCCCATCACATTCATCAGGGATAATTATTAACTCATTCTTGTTATGTAACTTATATTCTTCTGCTTGGCTTTCTGGTACACATATTTTAGCCTTAGTCAAGTATCTCCCTGTTATAACATCCTTTGCTCTCATATAACTTGGTATTATGATTTCAACCTTCATATCCCCATCCTCTTTATGAAGTCAGCACCTTCAATAACTCTTCCAACTCCTTTTCTTGGTTTCTTAAACTTTCCTTCTGGCTCGTTTGTTCTAACAACTGGTAAGTCATAATTATTCTTAAACACTTCCCAATCAAGTTGGTTTCTAAAGAACACTACAACATAATTGTATTCTTCTAAATATTCTGGTGTAATAGGCGGTAAGTCATCTATAGTTCTTTTATCTCCAATATACTTCTCTAAATCATCTTCAGTAAGGGATAACAATTCCTTTAAATCCTCTCTTCCTCCCTTATCTAATATTATATCAAATTCACTCTTATCCCTACTTGGATTATGTGTTCCTTTAAGCTTATTCAAAACTTGTCTTAATATTCTTCTATCAATATCTTTCACATCTAATTTAATCACTGGCACTTCTTTCATTCCTAATTCTCTTGCAGCTTTTAATCTATGCTCTCCATCTGCAACTATAAATTCATTATTAGTAATTATCGGTATCAAAAACCCATACTTTCGCATATTAGCTTTCAAAGCATTAAATTCAGGTGGATTCATCACATTAGGGTTATCTCCATCTATCTTCAACAAATCTGTACTTAAGTTCTCTATCTTTGGTATATTTATCATTATAACCATTCCTCCATTGTTAATTGGTCTTTATTTCCTATTATCTTCATCTCATTAGATATATAATCACTTATTAATTCTTTCTCACTACAGAAATAATCAAGCTCTTGTAATGTACTTCTAAGACTTAAATATACTACATCTATATCTTCGCTGTCTTCTATAGGGATATATTTAACATTCTTCCCTACACCTTTCAAATAGTTAGGAACGAACACACGCATCCCTTCACCATACTCCTTACTTAAATTATAATAAATATTAGTGTCATTCTTGTAATAACTCAATTCTTTTAAGTTAAAACTCTTCCCTATCAATCTTTTATTCTCTTTTAATAAACTATAACACCATTCTTTTAACTGCTTATACTTAAACAGAAAACTTCCATCATCTTTAAATCGTGGCTCTATAAATTCTTTAAAGACTTTAAATCCTAATCCAGTAGCATTATCCTTAATTATAGGTAATCCTTTAACCACCACTTCATCAGAATTCGTTTTAAACATATATAATTTCTTTCTAAAGAACGCAATCCTCTTAATCTTATAATCTACTCCTAAATCAAAACTATCAACTGGAAACGGAAATAAACCCTTTAAGTCTTTTATCACAGATGCTTTGTCTTTCATTAACTTTTCTTCATCATAAGGATTCTTTAAATAAATACTATCAGTATCTCCATATAATATTTCATAACCTTTCTTTTCAAATTTATCACAAGTCATCAATAATAATTCTCTACCAATCTTAGTACAATCACTCGCAATATTTTTATCATAAAAGTTACTAAAGACACTATTCGCAGTCAATCCATAAATTGTATTAATAATAACCTTTAATACATACTCTTTAGGGTTATTCTCTTGCTTTAACTTCACTCTTAAATCATATAACCTTTTAATCTCCTCACTTACCTTATGTAAATTCTTATTATCATAACTTCCATCCAACTCAAATTTCCCTCCATCCCAATCTCCTTTACTAAATAAGTTAGCCATAATCATAATATGAGGATAAAGACTATTGAAATCCAAGCAATAAATATCTCCTTCTGCATAATCAGTCTTAGGATTCATCACAAATCCACCTGTATATCCTTCTCCTTTTACATATTCATCATACTTCTCTTCCATCCCAAGACTCTTACAAAGAAATTTATATACAAATGTTCCTGTGTTACAAGCAAAATGATTATATTTCTCTATATCCTTATCAATTAGGAAGTCTTTAAACTCTTTAAAGAAATCGTCATAATACCAAAACAACTCACAAGTAGCCCTTAAATCCTTACTCAGATACTTATAAGCATCCTTCCTCTCTTCTTCATTCATCTCTCTCTGAAATATTTTATAATCAATATCTCCTTTTAACTCACTCAATCCTAACTCTTCAACAACAGTTTTCAACTTAAAATTTTTAAACTTCTTCCTTAACAATCCATCTTTATTCTTAGTAATTTTATACAAATCAATAACTTTCCCAAAGAATTTCAAATCAAAAAAGTTTTCTATAATAGGCATATCAAAATTAACAAGGTTATAACCGATTAAAATATCATAAGAATTAAATTTCTCCTTCAATAAAACTTTAATATCATCCTTACTTTGTTTTTGTAAGTCATATATAGTCTCTTCTCTTGTAATACTATCTTTAAGACCTATTAAGACTATATTACAATCTAATTCAAGACCATCTGTTTCTATATCTATTATTAACCCTCTTTTATCCATCCTATCCTCTCCCTACTCTTTTGATAAACTACTTACTTATTAATCGTTTCGTTGTATGCTTTATTAAATCCTTCCCAAGTAAGCTTCCCTTCTGCAATAATTTTCTCTGCAACCTTTTCTTTATAACCATAATTTTCTAAAAACCCAGTAAATGTATCTACACTATCATTATAAGCTTTTATTGCTTTAGCCTTATCTCCGACACTTTCAGCCTGTCTTATCATTCTCTGGCATAACTTTATATTACTTAATCCTGTTTTCTGTACGTTTCTACCAAATTCATCTATATCTATTATCCCTATCTCTTTTACTATTATGTCTTTCCATCTTGCAAGTGTACTCTTCGGTACTCCCCATTCTCGACTTAATTTGAGTATATTTACTTCCCATTCGCCAAATTCAAGTATTAATGACCTTAATTTCTCTTTTAGTTCTTCATTATTTCCCATTGTATTATATGTTAATCATTACTTATTAATGACTAATCTTCCTCCCAGCATTTTATAACCATAACTCCTGTCTGTCCTTTAAATCGTTTTGCTCTCTGTGGAGTTGTTTCTATTTCTATTTCAAGTCCTGTACTTAAATCTACAATATCAACACGCCTTTCTTTCCCTTTATCATCTAAACTATTCCTTACTGCTTCTGTAACAAAATCACTCCCAGTTGTCCTTAACTCGTAACAAGTTTTTAATTTCTCCATTTCGTGCTTTAAACTATTAGCAGCAGAAATATAGATAGCATTTTTAGGACGTTTCACATAATTAGGTCTGCCTGGTATATGATAACTTTTGTAAGTTTCCATTGTCCTTTTCTTTATATCTGCTTTATTCATATTAATAATTTTAAAGTTATTCCAATTATTATAAGTCCTATAAATATTATCCCTATAGCCATAAATAATAATATTGAAATATTTAACTCTCCATATTCATTAGTCATTCTTTCTCCTCATTAGTACACTTATCCATATAATCTCTCTTCATCCAACTCGGTAAGTCAAGCTTAGGAGGCTGAATCCCCTTCTCTTTAAGCTTTAGCACTTCCCTATCCCAATCATCCAAATATTTATGTGCTGTCATTTCTCAACAACTCCTTCCAAAACTTTCCTGCAATACTGACTCAAAGACTTAATATCACAATTTGCTTTATCTCTCAAAAGTTCTTTTGTTTCCTCTTTTACCATTAAACTAATCTGTACCATCCTCATTCCATTCCTCTATAAATTTTATTAACTGCATCAATCCTTCTCTGAAGTCCCTGCTTTCTAAACTCTAAACTTTCAATATATACCTTTAACATATTTGTATGTAATACATAACTAAATCCTTTAGCGTTTCCAACAATAGGTGCTAAGTTTACTTCTATTAGTTCTGTAATAGCTTTTCTTAACTCTACTTGTGTTCCTGTTGTTTTATATCCTAACTCTTGGGCAAGTACTCTTGCTGTAAAGAAAGTTCCCTTGTTCTCTTTTAGATACCTAAATAATTTTATTCTTTTATCTACATCAGTTACTTCATTATGTTCTTCTGGTACTGTGCTGTATATATTATCATTCATTATTCTTCACCTCGATTTTTTATCCACATCCTACACGCCTGAATATGTAGGCATTCTCTTGGGTCATTCACTCCAATCAAGCTATTATAAGAGCTATTGGGACAATCACAATAAAAGCCAACGTTCTCTTTATTTATCGTAACATTATACCCCTTTCCCCAATAGCTTTTAAGCTTAAAATAATAAAACTTTTCAGTTTCCGTATCAAGCTTTATTTTATCTTTCAAAACAAGCCACTCAACATTATCCATTGAAAATAGCCCCTCTTAATGCAATTCTGCTCTGCTCCCACATTTCTCCAGTTACTAATGGCTCTAATGGTTTCATCTTCTTCTGCACGAAATCCGATTTCATCAAATCCCTCATTTTACTATCTAAAATGTACTCTCCACTTTTAGTTTTCTTTCCTATCTTTGCAATAAAGTTATCTAAAGCTTTCTCACCTACTTTTAATTCAAAGAACTCTGTAAAAAATACTTTATATATTTTCTGTTCTTCTAATTGTTTAACTTCCATTTTATCCCTCCTAATTATTTAAACCTATGAACTTTCATAGATAAATCTATTATATCTGAATATCTAATTATAATATCCTCTGAACCTTCCCACTCTTCAATATATAAAACTAAACAAGAACTTTTATTTTTATTTAGTATCATATTAAAATCATCTATTTCAATCTCTTTTCTACCATCTTCAGGAATCATACAAAAAAACTCCCCATCCTTACATTCTTTTAATGTTATTTCATCATAATCAGGTGTTTCATCATAATTATCTTCATAATTTTTTTTAGATGGGTCTTCTATTATTAATCCACAATCAAAACTACATAAATGCTGTCTTCCTTTAATTGCTAAATCAGCACCACACTTACCCATCCATTTACTATAATCTACTTTATTTTCAGTTGTCATCTTCATTCCCTCCTATCCTATAATTTTGTAATCTGGGTGCTTTGGTTCTTTCTTCCAATCATTCTCAATCACTGTAAACTTAATCCCTCCGACTTCTCCAGTCCATTTAGGCTTTCCAGCTTTAGTAGTTCCTGCAATTAAATTAGCTAAGTCAATAATACAATCTTTATTATCAAACTTTCCTGTTAATGTTCCATCAGGTTGTTTCCATAAAGCACCAGTATGTTCAGGCTTACTTTTTACTGGTGGAATAACTTGGTTCTGTGCTACTGGTTGAGTTATTAATTGAGGTTCTTTCTTAATACCATCAAAAAAAACTACTGCCTTATGTATCACGCAATTATTCTCATTCAATAAAGACTCTGTCCTTACTGGCATATCCTTTCCCTTCATAGCCATAAACTCATTCACTTGCTTATCTACTATTTCTAAATCCGTTCCTACAATTGTTTTTATCATTTTTTTCCTCCAAAAGCATTTAATTCTGCTTTATAGTATTTATTATCCTCGATGCTTATAATAATTTCTTGTAACTCCATAGTACTATCATCGAAACTTTTTGGATTAATATATCTAACTTGCTTAACCCCATCTTTATCTGTAGCTAAAACCCTCATTTATCCTTCCCTATAAGTTTTTTAGTTATCCTTGCTTCTTCTTCTGTTCCATATTTCATAATAGGACTTAAGAACTCTTTAACCTCTTCAGGAGCATTCTTTATAGTTCCATAATTATCAGAAATTCTATCCCTTATCTTATCCATCCATTCAAGTTTTATTTTCATTACATCCACCTCTCTAATGTATTTCTCCTATCTGTAATAAATGGATTATCCCCTTCTTTAATAGCCCACTCTTTAAAACGTTTAATAGCACTACTTACTTCTTCAGGAGTATCGCAAGGACTTGACCCACCATACTTTCTTGCATTCATATTAACAGAAGTATATTCTGCTCCATCTTTCACGCTCTCAACATAATTGTGTCCTTCCTCTATTATAATTTCTGCTTTCATTTCTTCACCTTTGTATTTTTTAGTATATCCATCAACTCTGGATTCAATTGATTAGTAACACTCTGTTCCCAATGTGCAAACTTATGCTTAACATCTATAAAGCCCCACCAAAACATAAATGCAATTAGTAATACAAATACTGGGATAGCTTTCATCCAACTTACACTCGGCCAGAACACTTTAAGGAAAGTCATAAACATAACACAACTCGTTACTATTCCTAATGGTGCAGAGATGTAAGCATTTGCTCTACCGAAGTATGTCTTCCACCAGAAAAACCTTATCATATTCCTCTTAACAAATCTCGCTCTATTCATAATGATATCCCTCTATCATCTACTAATTCGTGCTGACTCCTTAAAATGGTACATCTCTTTAAACATTCTCCTACCCACTGCATCTTTATGTGATGGCAGTTCTTTCGCTCAATACAAGCCCCACAACCTTTTGGATATTTACTCACAGATATCCCTCATTACTACCTCCAAGGCGAAACTTGAAAATGGTTTATACTTTTCATACATAACTATCCCTTGGCCTATATTCATATCCTCATTAATATATTTAAAGTTACTATCCAATCCTTCTAATTTATCTATGTTATCCATATAATATTCTACCCTCTCAACTTTACTATCTGTTTGGTTATTGTATACAGATAATCTACCCAACATAAATATTACTATTACCACTATCGCTACTGTTATCAGTAGTGTCTTGTCCCATTTGTACTCTTCCATCTTGCACCTCCAAAATTTTTATAATACTTTCTAATGCTTTTTTAATATCCATCATATCCATATTAGCCTTAACACTCTGACTCTGGAATGTCTTTTTGAACTCTTCAAGCTTATCAACTACTTCTTCAGTCAAAATGAACCACCTTATCAATAACTCTCTTCAAAAATCCCTTCATCTTCTTCTGACTTGGAATTAAATCAGAAAACTTCTTTTTACCATTACTCACAATATACCATTCGCCTTTATCAAACCTGTAACAATTAATTTCACCAGAAGAAATCATATACTTTCCACCCTGTTTAATCATCTGTTGCATTTGTTGTATTTGAAATGTACTTGCACCAGGAATTATAAATACATTTAATGGTTTCTTTAGTTTATTTGCTTTCATTTATATCCTCCAATCTAATATAATCTACTACATCTTCTAAACATTGATTACTAATGTGAGATAAATTAATTCCCTCACAAATAGCACATATCTTCTCTGTTTCTCTCTTAAGAATCGGTCTTGATACAATATAGTATTTCTCATAATAATACTGCAGTCGATTTATAGTTAATCCTCCAACCCATTGTTTATTATTATAGCCATAATCAGTATTAAGAATTTTATCTTCCATATAATCCGTTGCTGTTTCTATATTGTTTGGTTCATAATCTTTTAATAAAAAGAAAGTTAATCCAAATATTAATATCATTATTAATAGTATTGTAGTTCCGAATATTTTATCTTCTTCTTGCATTTATCTATCCCTCAAATAATATTCGCCCAGCACAACCAGACAAACCTTTTGGTGACGCCTTTGAATTCAAGGCAAGGTGTTAATGTCAATTGCGAAAGTCTGGTTGCTTTACTTGAAGGGAGACACCATACTCCACATAGTTTCGTGTGCGTTTTGTTTTACAAGTGCTGTGAGGCGGTTTCAAAAAGACTTTTTATGTCCCTTATGAATATAACGAATTGGGCAGGATTTACACCTGCAACTCAGGTCTTGTTTTATTAGATATCTCCTGAATCTTGATATTAGACTACTAATTCTTAATTAACTCTCTTGCAAAAGGAGGAGGAAAATACACAAAGGAGGTGAAGCCATAAGAATATCAAAAACCTCCTACCTTTTTTGCAGAGTTATAATAACCTTGTCAGAGCTTCACTTGCTCGAAACATATAGGTCATATATTGTAATTCAATCTTTCCTGTTTCTATTCTTGCCTTAAGGCTTTCGATGTTTTCCCTTAATTGTTTATAGGAATCATCTCTGTCTAATCTTACTCGAAGCTCTACAGTTCTCTTAAGTTCGCTTCCATATCTTTTCTTACCATTATCATCTACTTCCTTATCAATGGTTTTTGAGAATTCTAATTTCACAGATTTCTTCTGTAATAATAATGCATCATACTTTAGTGCATTATCTAACTGCTCCATACTATATCTTTTTATTCTTTCTGGCGATTCAGTTAATGTCTGAATCAGGTCTGGCTTATCTATTCTGTTTGTCATCTTATACCTCCAATATATACTTTAAAATACCCATTCTATATAAATGTTTATTATCACTATATAATACTAAATTTAAATCTTACATAAATATTTCATCTTCTTCTTCCATTTTATTTCACCCAGTCCGTAACCATTACTGCCTTTGCAATATCCAACTCATTCTTTATTTCTGTATAGTCTGCCTTCTTCTCAATAGTTAAATTTACTAAATCACATTCCTTCACACTTTCAAACATAACCACTTCTGGTTTGCACACTTCACAATGACAAGTGTTGTAAGGTCTGCCCTCATATCCCATTAATGCACCAACTAAAAAAACAGATATTAATAGTGGTATCAACCAATATATTACTTTATTCATTTTCATTCCTCAACTTCATCGCTCCCTCAGAAAGTATTGCTAAATCCATTGGTTCTAATGGGCAAACATCTTCATCAAATGCATTTATCATATCATTAGCATAGAATCCATAATCTACACATTCCTGCATTGCTTGACTCCAGTTTCCATTTATTGCTGAATCACATATTTCTTCCCATTGTTCTGTTGTTCTATATTCCTTCATCTTCAACCTCCATTTCTTTTTTTAATATTGATGCTTCTTCTCCTAATATCTTCATTACTCCTTCCATACTCTTCATCTTCCTATCCATAATATCAAGTTCCTTTAATTTATGAATATACTCTCTCTTCTTTAGAGTAGCTCCCTTTACTTTAATTCCATCTAAAACATACGCAGAAATAATCTTACTTAAATTTCTTCCAATCTTTTTGTTTCCCCTCATATCTAAGGCATTAACTTCTTGTAATGCACAAATAGCTTGGTGGGTTAATGTTATGCTGTAGTTTTTATATTTCATCTAAATCCCTCTTTTAAATTATAATATAAACATAATAATATAATGATATTCAAAGGGTATGTATACACTTAATTCCTTCAAATACTCAACAATCAACAATTTAATATAATTTTATATTAGTCTCCAAAATAACTTAAAACTATACCTTTATATAGAATAAATATCCCTACAATAATGTTCAGTTATTTTAATGGGGTAATTTATTTATCCTACCAGTTATTATTGACGTTATATTATAATTATAAATATAACTTATTTATATATCTTCTCGTTTAGTTTCTCTAATATATTTTGTAGTAACTTTCATTTGATACTCAAATCTTTCCCTCATTCTTTGATTATAATCATCTGCTAACAAAGCACTACCATAAATTCTTTTATGCTCCTTATAAGCCTCTTGGAATACACCTAAAGCTTTCCCACCATCAACATCTGTGCCTTCACATAAATCGCTAATTTCCTTAATCGCTTTTTCAATTTCCATCATTTTTCTTTTACCTCATATTAAGTTCATTTAAATAATTAGTTGTGGTTTTTTGTGTTTTAACATTCGTAATCCTCCTGAATAAATTGTTTACAGCATTTATAACAAAAAATGTATTTTCTATGAACTAAATCTATGAAATCTATTTCTTCGTGTCCAAAAGGACAACTTGATTGAAATTGTATTTTCGTTACAGCCATTTTCTTATTTTTATTGTATTTTTCAGTAATTTCTTTTTCAGGTAATTTCAATCCTTCCTTTTTCATTATAGTTTTTATAATCATTTTTGCTTCAACTCCTTATGTTTATAATAATTAATCCTACGCAGCTTTAAAATATGCACTCTATTCTTTTTATATCTAACTTTTCCATTCTCCAATATCTTTTCTCTATCTATATCATATTTTATCTTTGCTTTTGCTCTTACCATAATAATATTGTCTTTATAATACTCCCTTGACTTTGCTCTACTCTTTTCAAGATTCTTAGGGTTACTATAATATTCTTTAACATAAGCTTGTCTTGCAGGTTTATTTTTAAGATAATTTTCCTTAGCCTTTTCTTTTAACATTTCCTTATTATCTTCCCTATATTTCTTCTTAGTATTCTCAACCTGCTCTCTATTGATAAAATTATAAACCTTCCTATGTTCTTTTAGTACACCCTTCTTATCTTGTGCTCTAACTCCTTTAATCCATTCAGTATACTTTTCTAACGCTCTTCCTCGTTCTACCCCTCTTAAGCTGTTTATCAGCTCTAAAGTTATAGGTTGTAATGGTTCATCACTCATTTAGTCCCTCTCAATGCTCTACTTACAACTGATGTCATACTCCTACCTTCATTATCTGCCATATCTCTCAAAAGCTTTTCTGTTTCTTTATCCAAATTTAATAATATCTTTCCCATTTTATACCTCCTATTTTATCATCTTCTCCAACACATCTGCTATTCTTTTTAGGTTATCATTCCCTTGGTCGTCCATCATTACATCCCTAAATCCTGCTCGAGATTTTATATTAGCCTTCATACCTTCAATTAATTCTATCCCTCTATCGATTTCGTCCTGCTCTAAATGGTTTCCCAAATATAAGGCAGTAATAATATCTACATCGTGTTCATTTGTATGATTCATTCTCGCCTCCCAGAGTGTGGTAAGTTTTGCTTCTTGATTTCCCATACCTTTCCTTTAAGTGATTCAAGTTCTGCCTGACTAAAATCTCCCCATTCTGTTTCGTGGCCTTGTACCAATCCATACCAAATAGTATCACCTTTATGTACTTTATCATCTATAATACTATCTTGTTTTTGTACTTCCTCTACTGCAAACCAATACCAACCACTAAATGATTCCCATCCTCTTAAAACCTTTTTACCATCGATATACAAATCTTTTCCTTTATTTGTAAATTTATTTTCCATTTTCTTTTACCTCCCTACCAACTACTATGATATTCAAAATCCCATTCTTTCGGTAGCTTTAAACACTTGTTGATTATTTTTATTGTATCTTTCAAATCCCTTACATACCATTCGTTATATCCTGTCCTTCCAAAGAAAAATCCTTCTTGAGTTTGTAATAGATTTTCTGCAG